CAGAACTTTGCTTCATATCGTCAGGCAGAAATGGACACAGCTCGTGTCAATACATTTGCCAGTATGGTTGCTGTGCCTTTTGTCAGCAAGCGATTTGCCATGAAACGTTTCTTGGGGTTGACTTCTGAAGAAGTAGCAGAAAATCAAACCATGTGGGAAGAAGAAAACACAGACAAGTCCACCAATCTTGGTGCTGGAGCTGAACTACGCGGAGCTGGTATCACTGCCAACGGAATTAGTGGAGACATAGACAGTTTGTCTGGTGCTACGGATCCTGGTGAACTACCTCCGGGCACAGAACCTGGTGCTGAACCCGGGGCTGAACCTCCTGCACCTACTGTATAAATACCCTTATGCTACTACGTGAATTCATTTATTTCGACAACAAAAGTCCTGAACCGCAGGAGGATGATCGCTATCTAAGTCAGAATGACACCAGCATTTTGAAGAAAACTGACCTGCGCAAGAGTCGTTTGACCTTGAAAATGTTGAGCGATATTCGACGTGCAGCCGATGCGCACGACAAAGAGTTTCAAGAAGAAATGAGTTTGGTTCGTAAGATGTATGCGGCACCGCCGCCTGAAGCGGCTCCTCAATAACCGCTACGATAAGTTTTTTACTGTAAATCTTAAATATTTTTAAGAAAAAATAGTAAAAAATACAGCATTATTGTCTAAAACCTTCAGTTTTAGGCCTATTTCCTATGTGTATTAAGTTTGTAATGTAAATAACATTACAACCTTGCCCTCAACCTATAGGAGAAATACGCAATGTCAACAAAATTTGAACAGTTGCTTGATTATCTGATCAACGAAGAACAAGAAAAAGCCAATGAACTTTTTCATGAAATCGTAGTTGAAAAATCAAGAAGTATCTATGAAAATCTAATCGCCGAAGAAGAAGACGAAGACATGGACGAAGCCAAAGAAGAAGACATGGACGAGTCTGCTGACGAAGACATGGACGAAGCCAAAGAAGAAGACATGGACGAGTCTGCTGATGAAGACATGGACGAGTCTGCCGACGAAGACATGGACGAAGGCATGGAAGAGCTAGAAGACAGCTACCAAATGGGCGATGAGTCAGCCGAAGACGACGGTTTCAGCGGCGGCGCAGAAGGCGATTCCAGTGACGAGTTTGGTAAAGAAATCGGAACAGGCGAGCCAGATCCTGCCAGCGAAGAAGGCGAAGACAAAGCTATCTATGACATCAAAGATGCCATTGAGCAACTAGAGGCCGCATTTGCAGAACTAGAGCACGCACAAAATGCTGAAATGGGTCGTGATGATGACTTTGGTCATGATGACGAAGAAGACGAAACTGACGAAGACATGATGGGCATGCCCACAATGGAAAATCGTCGTGTAACTCGTGAGTATGTTGAGAAAGTTGGCAACGACTGGGACAAAAACAGTCAAAAAACTCAAGGTCAAATCGTTGGTAAAAATACCGGCGAAGCCATGCCTACCGCCACAGAGCCAGCCACATTCAAGTGGGGCAACGGCAAACCAACCAGCACTGCCAGTGCTAAAAACTTAGATCAAAGCGCCACTGAAGGTCAACACAACACAGGTACAACACCCAACAAAGTAAACAAAGGCATCACTCCTGAAAAAGGTGAGCAGTACACAGGCAAAGATTGGGAAACCAATAGCGCACCTGGTGGCAAAGCCGGCGTTAAAAATTTAAAGAAAGTTGGTGATGCCAAAGGTCTAGCTGGTGCCACAAAGAACAATGGTTCTGAAGGTACAGCGGCCGGTGCAGGCACAGGTGACAACAGTGTCAAAGGCGCTACCTACACCAAAGCAGTTGTAGACAAAAAGTTTTAATCAGAGATCCTAGATGAAATATTCTTATCTAAGAGAAACACTGAGTTTTGATCAAGCACAAGCAGTTCTTGAATCTGACGACAAGGATGGCAAAAACCTTTACCTAAAAGGTATTGCTATCCAAGGCGGTATACGCAATGCAAACCAGCGTGTGTACCCTGTTGATGAGATTGAACGTGCTGTCAAGACTCTCAATGACCAAATTCAAAATGGTTATAGTGTTCTTGGAGAAGTAGACCATCCTGATGATCTAAAAGTGAATTTGGACCGAGTAAGCCACATGATAACACAAATGTGGATGGAAGGTCCCAATGGATATGGAAAGATGAAAATCCTTCCTACCCCAATGGGCAACTTAATTCGTACTATGCTTGAAAGCGGAGTAAAACTAGGCGTAAGTTCAAGAGGCAGCGGCAACGTTGACGACATGAGCGGCAAGGTATCCGATTTTGAAATTATTACAGTAGACGTAGTTGCACAGCCAAGTGCTCCTGGTGCGTATCCTACACCTGTGTATGAACATTTAATGAACACACGCAGAGGTCTAAGCGCAATCAAGGTAGCACAAGAAGTACAAGAAGATCCAAAGGCCCAGAAATATTTGCAAGAAGCTCTTTTGCATGTTATTAAAGGTCTAAAATAAGCCCGAGGAGAAATAGATGTTGGACGCATTCAAACAATTAGTGGAGTCAGGAGTAATGACAGCAGAGACACAACAAGTTGTCGAAGCCGCCCTTGCCACCAAGCTTCAAGAAACACGCGACCAAGTTACCGCAGAGCTTCGTGAAGAGTTTGCACAAAAGTATACACATGATCGTCAAGTCATGGTAGAAGCAATCGACAAGATGTTAAGCGATAGACTAAGCGCAGAAATGTCCGAGTTGCATGAAGATAAAAAAGCCCTGGCAGAAGCCAAGGTTGCTTATCAACAACGCATTGCAGAAGATTCTAAGAAATTAGAAGGTTTTGTAATCAACCAACTAGGCAAAGAGTTAGTAGAGTTCCAAAGCGACCGTCGAAAAGTTGCTGAGAACTTTGCCAAACTAGAGCATTTTGTAGTACATGCTCTAGCCAAAGAAATCAAAGAGTTTGCCATTGACAAACGTGATCTAGCTGAAACGAAAGTTAAGTTGGTGCGTGAAGCCAAGAGCAAATTTGGAGAGATCAAACAAAACTTTATCAAACGCAGTGCTCAAGTAGTTGAAGCCGCAGTTACAAATAAACTTACAGCTGAAATCAAACAGTTGAAAGAAGATGTTGAAAGTGCACGCAACAATGATTTTGGTCGCCGCATTTATGAAGCTTTTGCACAAGAGTTCAGTGCTAGTTACTTGAATGAAAAATCAGAGACAAGTAAATTGTTGAAGATTATCTCTAAGAAAGAGCAAGAACTTGCTGAGGCACAAAAACAAATAGCAGAAAAGCAAAGTCTAGCCGAGTCAGTTAACCGTGAACTACGTGTTACCAAAGACTTGATGGAACGCAAAGCTGTTATGAGTGAAATGTTAGCACCTCTGGATGCTAGTAAGAGAGAAATCATGAAGGAGCTATTGGAGTCTGTACAGACGCCAAAACTTTCTAGTGCTTTCGAAAAATACCTACCCGCAGTAATGGAAGGCGATCACAGGGTTACCAAGAAAACCGTACTTGCAGAAAGTACAGCAGTAACAGGTAATCGCGAAGCGAAGCCAGAGGTAGGCTTAGATAACATTTTAGATATCCGCAAACTCGCGGGACTAAAATAATTTATATTCAAGGAGACATAAATGTCACAATTATTAAACGAAAGATGGTCCGAGACCAAAGAAGCTCTGCTTGAAGGCCTACAAGGTAACCGTCGTGCTTCTATGGCAGTTTGCTTAGAGAACACACGTCGTAGCTTGACAGAGAGCGCAACTGCTGGTGCCACTAGTGCCGGTAACGTAGCAACACTTAACCGTGTTATTCTACCAGTTATCCGTCGTGTAATGCCTACAGTTATTGCTAACGAGATCGTTGGTGTTCAGCCTATGACTGGCCCAGTTGGTCAAATCCACACACTACGTGTTCGTTATGCTGATTCTTCAACAGAAGTTAATGCAGGCGAAGAGGCATTGAGCCCATTCAAGATTGCTAGTGCATATTCTGGCAACGATGCAAGTCCAGCCAAAGCCGCTGTAACCAGCGTACTTGAGGGACAACCAGGCAAGCGCATGAGCATCCAAATCTTGAAGAGCCCAGTTGAAGCCAAGAGCCGTAAGTTGTCTGCTCGTTGGACATTCGAAGCCGCTCAAGATGCACAAGCTCAACAAGGCATTGACATCGAAGCTGAAATCATGGCCGCTTTGGCACAAGAGATCACTGCTGAGATCGACCAAGAGATTCTTGGTTCATTGCGTAACCTAGCTGTTGTTGAAGAAACATATGACCAGTCATTGGTTTCTGGTACAGCTACATTCGTTGGTGACGAGCATGCCGCTCTAGCTATTCAGATCAACCGTGTCAGCAATTTGATTGCTCAACGTACACGTCGTGGTGCTGGTAACTGGGCTGTTGTTAGTAACCAAGCATTGACAATTCTACAAAGTGCTACAACTTCTGCTTTTGCTCGCACAACAGAAGGTACATTCGAAGCTCCTACAAACACCAAGTTTGTTGGTACATTGAATGGCGCAATGAGAATTTATGTTGACGCATACAAGTCAGACACAGATGACAACAACCAAGTTCTAGTTGGTTATAAAGGTGCTAGCGAAGCTGATGCAGCCGCATTCTACTGCCCTTATATTCCTTTGATGAGTTCTGGTGTTGTTCTTGATCCAGCAACATTCGAGCCAGTAGTTGGCTTCCTAACACGTTACGGATATGTTGAGTTGTCAAACTCAGCAAGTTCACTAGGTAACGCTGCCGACTATTTGGGGAAAGTAGCCATAACATCGGCTAACGTAAGCTACAAGTAATTCGTTACTGGCTTATACAAAAAACGCCCTTCGGGGCGTTTTTCTTTTTAAATACACAATGAACACACAACAAGATTTAAAAGATCTAGAAGATAGTTATTACGGTTCGCCTTACTCGTCAGTAAAGGCTTCTAATTTTTTCAAAATATATGTAGACTTGTTTGCACATTTACGTGGCACACCTTGCACATTCATTGAAACTGGAATTCTTGATGGTGGAAGTTTGTTTATGTGGCGTAACTGGCTGGGACCACAAGCTAGAATCATCGGTATTGATCTTAATCCTGATGCACGTCGCTGGGAGCAAGATGGATTTGAAATATACATCGGCGACCAAGGTGATCCAGAGTTTTGGCAACAAACATATCAAAAGATTGGCCAGTTTGATGCGCTGTTGGACGATGGCGGTCATCGTTCGTTTCAACAGGTTGTTACGTTGGTTGAAGGGTTGACAGCAGTCAAAGATCAAGGAATTATTGTGGTCGAAGATACTGTGACCAACTATATGAAAGAATTTTCTGCACACGGTGATTACTGTTTTTTGAACTATGCAAAAACTGCCACGGATAGTTTAATAGCACAATCGGCTAGATTGTACCCCAATGACTTTCAACAAATAGTAAATCAATCCAGTGTGGATTTATTTGACCAGGTATATAGTATTCAATTCTTTTCAAATATTGTTGCATTTAAAATAGATAAAATCAAACCTGTTCCTGCTGGAATACGAAACAACAAGCCCACAAATCGTGCCAAAGATTATAGATACAATGGGCTAACAAATTCTACCACAGTGCAATGGCCCTCACCATTTGAAAATAAAACTGTTGTAATAAAAGGTTAGTCACAGCTAAATACTGGGTATAATTTGCATAGTGCAAGTTTTATGCAGAAATCCAACTGCGTACGGTCTAGAACACCGTGTTTTCAATAAGGAGAAACAAAAATGGGACGTCCAATTAATTCCAAGTTCTTTGGTAATTTAAACAATGAACAACACAACAGTGTCAGTAATCAAAGCGGTATCGGCGGCGAAGGTATTGCCACCATTATCAATCCAGCCAACACTGGCAGCATCCTGGTAAATGCCACAGCAACTGTGGTACCTGTACTAGTAATTCCATCACCAGCTATTCCAACAGGTGTGACAGCAACAGCTCAAGTAGTTTGGGAAGTTGAAAGTGTTTCAATATCCAACGGTACAGCAGGTCATAACTATCACACAGGCACAACAGCTACTCTAACAGGCCTAGGCGGCGGAGTTGTTATTAATCTTGCCACCATTGGAAGCGGCCAAGGCGAAGTTCAAACTGTTAATTTTGCTGGTACACTAACAAATCGTGGAAGCTTCACAACTATTCCTACTGTGGCAACAACTTATCAGGTTGTTGGTAGTGGGTCAGGCAATGGCGACGGAAACAATCAAGCATTTGTAAGATTCCGTGTCAAACAAATCAATGTTCTTACCAACGGTACCGGCTATGATTCGACCCTGGCAATATCGTTCAACAACTCAGGTGTCAACGGCACAGGTCCTGGTAACCCCACATACACATTGACAGCAATCTATCAAAATGCCATCGAAGGTGTTGCATATATCCCCACAGGATCCAGCGCAGCCACATATGACATTATCAAGCAAGAAGGCAGCCATCGTTATCTGGTCAAGACAGCACAAGGCATTGGTCAATGCAAACTGGTCACAACCAGCACATTGGCAGCCGGTCAAATGACCATTATTGCTTCTGACTACAATGGCAACACATACTATGTTACCAAACTAACAGGTCGCAAGGCATCATTGACACGCAAAACACAAAACGGT